AGCTAGATTGTACTTCTCACAATCCTTGGTGAAACCAGAGCCGCTGGTGTGTCTAGAGTTGGAGTATACACCACCTTCTACCTCGACTGCAACCTTCTTGTCAGGCCACGCAAAATCGAACCTAAACCGCCGGTCATCAAGGAATTTAAACTCCTCCGCGAATGCGGGGAATTTAACCAAGACCATCTGCTTGGCTAGGATAAGTTCTCCTGATGAACGCTTCTGAGGTGTCATTTCAGTCTCTTAGAATAGATATGGGGCCAGTAATAGCAAGAATGATGATTTTTTTTTAGCTTTCTTCAGCCATGGTTGAGTTGTATTCCGTTAACTGAGGCGTAGTCCCTCGTCTGCTTCCTTTGAATGAGAAAGGTCTGCCTGTAAACCACACTGGAATTGTGGGATGGTCTGGATCATACCTGTTCTTCACGCAGTTGATATACCCATCTGGTTGCCTCTCCCACTCTTCCTTAACCTCTTTAGAAACGTCCTCTTTATTTAGACCCTTGAGCTTGTCTACGTTCTTATGGATGATGAAGGCGTAATCAGCAAGATCAGTGATCTCCCCGCTACCCTTGATGTCCATCTTATCGCCCATCCTGTTTTCAGACTCTCCCTTTCTCATGTGAGCAACCAAATGAATGTGAAGTCCCGTAGATCTAGCCGCTTCTTTCAGCATACGCACAAAGTTCTTCTGACCAAGGTTAAGGTTAGCTTGATCTGTCTGCAAGTCTACCATCATCAAGGAGTCAATCACAAGCTGTGTGAATCCGTTGTCAGCAGCCCAACGAGCAAGGGCTATTATCTCCATAGCCTTAACATGCTCTTCCTTTCCGTAGATGAAAATCTTATCCTCAAGGTAATGCATAATGTAACGAGCAGCATCTATAGTGGGATCACCCACGCCAAGGGCTTGCTTCACCATCCGCTCTATTTGGACATGAAACGCCATCTCAGGCGACCAGAAGAGAATTCTTTCATCCTTGTCCGTATACTTGCCGTCAGCCCACCAAAGGCAGAACTGCTGTAACAAGGCAGACTTACCATGACCGTTTACGCCAGCCCAGATAGCCAAAGAGCCGGGAATGATACGAAAGTCTTCGCACCTATGGCTTGGGCTAAGAGGAAGGCGGCAACCAGCACGATTGTTTCGGTTCTGTATCCAAGCAAGCGTCTCTTCTTCAAAGTGAGCAGGAGAGAAGACATGACCAGCCACATCAGCAGGGACCATATAATCTTCTAGAGGGGGACTTATCAATTTCATCTTCAATCCTCGTCGTAAATAGAGAGTGGGTCAGGAGGGGTAACAGCGTAGGCTTGCCACCTCTCCTCGTCAAGAAATTTATAAGCACCGGGAACCCATTTACCATCAGAAGCTGCCCACTCAACTGACTTAGTGAAGGACTTTAAGGATTCTATTATAACATCCTTAGAATCTTCCAAATTACAAGTGATCCAGAGATCACGCAATCGTCGGACGGAACCTAAACGGTGACGAGGATACAAAGAACAGAAGTATCCAAATCCCTTGAGGACGACAGTTCTCCCATTACTAGTCCCTTTTGAAGATTTCTTCCCATTACTAGCACCGAATGGAGGTGTCTCATTACTGGTACCTTTTGAGTATATATTATCTTCTTTTAATGATTCTTTTAGTTCCATAACCCTTGTGGGGTCTGTATCCACATCTGTTGTGGAGTCCCTGTCCACATCTGTTGTGGAGTCAATAGAGAACCCGGTAAGCCGGTAAACATTGGTAGCGTTGTATCTCTGTTCTCTCTCCAGTGTACCGAATGAAACCATCTGAGATATCATATTGCTGCAATACTTGGGCTTATGTCCAGACCTAGCAGCTATTTCATTTAGGCTGGGGAAGTGAGGTGCAGGGCAGCTAAGAATTGCTCCCAACACTCTAAGATGACCAGCCCTGTGCCTGTGGTCACGCAGTATGTAAACAGGAACCTGCGCCCAGAATTTACCAACTGAGTTCATCTATCTTCTCCCGTGCAAACAATTTAATATCCTTCTTCACCCTCTCTAGCTTCCATAAATCATGGTCTGGAGAGAAAGGATTGTACCACCACTGGCACCAATCAGGGAGATTGTATTGAAGTTCATTCCCACAACAGGGACATTCGTCTTTGAAGCCGCTCATTATAGGTAGTCCCATTGCGGAAATCGGTAACGATTGCGTCTTCCCATTGTGGAAAAACTCAGGTCAATTTTTTTCTCAAGCGATCTAAGCGTATACCACACCGTCCTCTCGTGAAGGCGGCAGATTGCTGCCAACTCCGCTCCTGAAGGAGAACTCCAACCTTCTTCGTTGGTTAACCAGATTAGGGAAAGAGCCACAATTTTTTCGGACGTATTTAAACTCTTCGCCCGAAACAACACAGACATCATATGACTCTTCTTCTCTCCGAATAGAAGCATATTCTAGTACTCTTATGTAGTCCTCATTACAGGTAGTATACCAGAGGTTGCATCCCGGCGCAAGGGGTGTATAATAGAGGGGTGAAATACCTTGAGTGGGTCAGGAAGCAGCCATGTTGGGGTTGTGCTCAATACGGAGTCGAGGCGCATCATGTTCGGTTACAGACGGGTCTGGGGAAGAAGCCACACGACGTTCATGCGATCCCTGTATGTCGCGCTTGCCATCAGGCTTGCCATGCTTTAGACTACACGAAAGAGGAACAACTGACTTGGCTTTACAAGACCCAAAACCGGGCAATAGCAGAACGCCTTATAAGCTGGTAGTGCTAGTAGATGTCTGGGTTGATGATGGAGAGCAACACGCAACTCTTTTAAAAGTTGCCGAAAAGATAATACACGGAGAGCTGGACACGTTGCTACATGAATCTCATTTCAGGGTTACTGAGGAGGGGGGTCAAGGTTTCTCAACTTATATTGACTCTATCTCTTTTGTGTCAGACATAAACCTTCACTGATGACGAATAAGCGCTGGATACTAAGGAGCGGCGACATAAGAGACATCTGTGTTTCGTGGCTGCAAGCAATAGAGATTAATCAAGACGGCTTGGCCTCCAACAAACTTGAGGTTGTGGTTAAACCCTACAAGAAAAATCGGAGCCTTGAACAGAACGACATGTTCCACGCATGGTGTGGTACAATAGCGGACAAGACAGGACACTCCAAGCAGGAGATAAAGCAGATCATGGTGGAGACAACCTTCGGCTCTGAGGAGTTTCTAAACCTTAAAGGGTTAGTCAGAACACGGTTGAAAGAAACTTCAGGAATGAATGTAGGGGAAATGTCTGAGCTTTTGGAAAGGACAATTCAAATTGGAATCGAACTAGGGGCGGAAGTCCCAGAGGTGACACATGGGTAGCGGAAATGCAGCAGAGGTTGAAGCGTTAGGGCCGATGGAAGAACCAAGAGAAGATGCCTTCGATTGGCAATCAGCGCAGAGACAAGACGAGGAAGAGGTCAAGACTCTCCGCCGACCTAACCACGCGGCAGGGTATACGTTGTACACAATAAGAGAACTTAAAAAACCTTTTGCCCTTGGCAGGGTAAAGCCACGCAAGGGGCATGGTGGAGGCATCCTGCATTACATTGATGCTCGTGATGTCATGTTCAGGCTCGATGAAGTTATTGGTCCATTGAACTGGCAAGACACCTACAAAGAGGTGATGGGCAGGATCATCTGCACTCTCAGCCTCCGGTTTGAAGATGAAGACGAGTGGATATCGAAGGAGGATGGAGCTGGCGACACAAAAATAGAAGGAGAGAAGGGCGGCATTAGCGACGCTTTCAAGAGGGCCGCTTGCAGATGGGGTGTTGGGCGCTATCTTTATTACTTCCCTAAAGACGGAAGCATTCCTTCATGGGCCGATCCCGATAGCGGGAAATGGACTAACGATAAAGCAGACAGGATATAAACAATGGGACACTGGTACGACCAAGAAGGGAACCCTCGTCATGAGGTGCGCGGAAAGAATGGGATGCGTTCAACAACTCTGCGTGACGCGAGAAAGAGCGGGTGGATTCCTTCTGTCTCTACAGTATGGTCTGATGTCGTTACGAAGCCTATGCTGGTGAAGTGGAAAGAAAACAACTTGATGACCGCTATGCACAATGTCGCTAATGCGTGGTGGGTGGAACATATGAAGGGGGTGTTGCAACCACTTCCTGATGAGGATGATTCTGATATTGAGTCAAGCATCAGGCTTGCTAGGGAAGCTTTCTCTTGACTGATAGGGGAATTAACGCTCACCAATCATTAGCGATTTACTTTAACAGTCTAGGCACTGATGTTGTTGATCTTGGGAGTCACGCCCTCATGATAAGGAATGTGGTTGCCAAGTTAGATCAACTCTGTGGCAAGCAGGATTGGGAATCAGAAAAAACATTTGCCCATAGTCACGGCTATGGTGGGCAGGTTGATCTTTGTTCTGACGAATTCGTCATCGACTTCAAGACGAAAGACATGAGCAAGGGGGCTAATGTTAAGAAGATGGTCTTTGACGACCACGGAGTTCAGTTAGCGGCCTATGACACAGGGCTGGGAAACTCAGGACGAAGGATTATAAATCTCTATATTGACGTTGGGTCTGGGGCCGTGTTAGAATGGGAGCATAAGGACAGAGAACGATATTGGAATATGTTCAAACATGCTTTAGAGCTTTGGAAGTTGATTAAGAAATACGACCCAAAGTGGTATCCAGAAATGGGGCCGAAAGACAACGGCCTCTCATCATTGCAATATGCTAATAGGTAAACATCATGAATGTAAATAAAGTAATGTTAGTTGGTAGAGCCGGTTCTGACCCATCAACAAGGGAGGCTCAAGACGGGAAACTGAAGATTTGTAACTTGAGTCTAGCCACCAGCAGTGGGTATGGAGACAAGGAAACAACTGATTGGCACAGGGTGACCTTCTTTGGAAAAACCGCAGAGACTGTTCAAGAGTATGTTACCAAGGGTCAGGAAATTTATGTTGAGGGAAGAATTCAGTATCGTAAATATACTGACAAGCAAGGGGTGGAAAAATACAGCACTGACATCATTGCTAACCAGATGCAGATGGGGCAAAAGCCTAAAGGCATTGATTCGGAAAAGCCCTACCCTTACAAGGAAGCGCGAGACGATATACCATTTTAAATTGATGGGGGTGTGGTCACATTTTCTCCTTGCAACTCCCTGTCTCCCACCGTGACTACATCCCCTTCACCTTACTGGTGGGAGGAAGATGAAACAAAATTAAAAATCATCTATTACGGGGCGAGGTATGTTTGGGGGATTAAGTATGAGATGGTGCCGGAGAAAAATTACAATTGGGAGACTTGGTTCAAAGACAAGTACAAACTGTCTCTTCAAGAATTTTCCGTTTGGGCTAATGAAAATAATCTAAGGGAGCGGTTTGGGGAAAAATGAACGAATATCAAAAGTTTATTCATAAGAGTAGATACGCTCGTTACCTCGATTCAGAGGGAAGGCGGGAGACTTGGGAAGAAACAGTCCAAAGGTATTGCGACTTCTGGGAAAAGCCATTACCTGATGAGGTAAAGCAAGCAATCTTGGACATGGAGATCATGCCAAGCATGAGAGCGCTTATGACCGCTGGCCCCGCTCTTACGAGGGATCACATGGCTGGCTACAATTGCTCGTTCATTGCTGTAGATCATGTCAGAGCGTTCGATGAGAACCTCTACGTTCTTCTGTGCGGGACAGGCGTTGGGTTCAGCGTAGAGAGACAGTTCATAAACAAACTGCCTGATGTGTCGGATTCATTTCACGCTACAGACACCACCATTGTGGTGCGTGATAGCAAGATTGGATGGGCAAACGCTCTTAGGGAATTGATTAGCCTCCTATACCAAGGGAGCGTTCCACAAATAGATTACTCTAGGATTAGACCATCAGGAGCAAGACTTAAAACCTTTGGGGGGAGAGCTTCTGGCCCTGACCCATTGAAGAGACTTTTCAATCAGTACGTTCGTATATTCCAAAGCGCGTCTGGAAGAAAGCTCACAAGCCTAGAGTGTCACGACCTTCTCTGTTTCAACGGGGAAGCGGTAGTGGTAGGGGGTGTGCGTCGTGCGGCAGAGTTAAGCCTGAGCAACCTTACGGATGAGCGTATGCAGAGGGCTAAGATGGGGCAATGGTGGGTTGACGAGCCACAGAGAGCGCTATCGAATAACTCCGTCTGCTACACAGAGAAGCCAGACATTGGGATCTTTATGAGAGAGTGGATCGCTCTTTATGAATCAAAGAGTGGTGAGCGCGGCATCTTTAACAGACAAGCTGCTAAGGATCTGGCCCCAGAAAGGAGAGATGCTGATCACGAGTTCGGGTGTAATCCGTGCAGCGAGGTTATCCTTAGAAGTTGCGGCCTATGCAACCTGTCAGAGGTAGTTCTCAGGCCAACTGACACAATAGATAACGTCCTACGCAAGGTGCGTTTAGCAACCATCCTTGGAACTTATCAATCCACCCTCACCGACTTCAGATATGTGCGGCCTATATGGAAACGTAACGCAGAGGAAGAGAGGTTACTTGGGGTTAGCTTTACTGGAGTGTTTGATTGCCCAGCTATACTTAACGCAACACCAGCACAACTGGAAGACATGAAACTACACGCTGTAGAAACAAACCAAGTGTGGTCAAAAAAATTAAAGATCGAACAATCGGTAGCCGTGACTTGCGTTAAGCCTTCAGGAACGGTTAGTCAGTTGGTCGGGGTTGCTGGCTCTGGGCTACACCCCTCTTACTCCAAATATTATATAAGAAGAGTGAGGCAGGACATTAAAGACCCACTGAATGAAGTCCTGATTGAATCAGGCCAACCATACTCAGTTGACCCCTATAATAAGGATGCGCT